ATGAACTTTTGGTCCGAAATCGTCAAAGAAGTTGGCACCGTCTTGGTGGAAGTCCTCGTCCGCATCGCTGAAGAAATGGAAAACAACGATTGAACAAAATACATTGAAAAGGAGATTTTACTATGCCCGCAAATGTTGAAACGATGTTCTCTGTCCGTGAGACCCCTTGGCATGGCCTTGGCCGTATCGTGATGGATGCCCCCGCAAGCCGTGAAGCCTTGGAGCTGGCTGGTCTGGATTGCAGGTGGAAAGCCGCAACATCTATTCCGGCACGGGTGCTATGATTCCCGGCTATCGCGCCAATGTCCGCAGCACCGATGATGCTGTTCTGGGCGTGGTATCTGACCGCTACCGCATTGTGCAGAACGAAGAAGCATTTCAGTTCACCGATGACTTGCTGGGTGAAGGTGTTACTTACGAAACTGCCGGTTCCTTGCAGGGCGGCAAAAAAGTCTGGATGCTGGCAAAGCTGCCGGAGAAATACATCATCGCCGGAGACGAAGTGACACCATATCTTGTGTTCTTCAACAGTCACGATGGCAGCTCTGGTGTAAAAGTTGCCATGACCCCGGTTCGTGTGGTCTGCCAGAACACCTTGAATCTGGCTTTGGGTACTGCAAAGCGCATCTGGACTGCTCGCCATACCGAAAATGTTCTGCTCCGGGTGCAGGACGCTCGTGAAACCTTGCAGCTTGCCAACAGCTATATGGGGGAACTGGGCAAAGGCATCCATGAGCTGACCACCATCAAGCTGTCTGACCGCAAGGTGCAGGAGTTTATCAACGAGTTCTTCCCCATCACGGAAGACTTAACCGATGGCCAGCGGAAGAACAACCTGCGCTTGCAGGAAGATTTGAAGGCTCGCTATTATAATGCACCCGATCTGGAGTGGGCCGGCAAGAATGGATGGCGGTTCGTGAACGCGGTTTCCGACTTTGCCACCCATGCAGACCCCATCCGTAAAACTCGCAACTACAACGAAAACCTGTTCCTGCGCACCGCAGAGGGCAATCCCATGATCGACAAAGCCTACAAGATGGTGCTGGCAGCAGCATAAAGGAGGACGTATGAACGATGTGAGCAATCGGGCTGTCCGGGAATTTTCTGAGTTCCTGAACAGCATCGAAGCCGATTTTCCAAAGCCAACTTGTACCACGGCATACGAGATCACGATGAAAAGCACCATTGTCAGTGCCTTGATTACGCTGGGCACCGAAAAGCAGATGGACGAGCGTTTCTGGAACCATCTCCGGGTGCAGCGGAACATTCTGGATTTCCTGTATGCCCTGTGGCTGGACGATGACCGTACCTTGGTGGATGAGTTTTCCACGATTATCAAGGACTTGGTGGAATATGATTTCTCTATCGTAGAAGAACAGATGAAAGAGAGGTTGAACATTGCATGAGAAGGCTTGTATCTACATTAAATTTGACCAAAGAAGATTGGCTCCGCTACCGTAAGTGCGGCATTACCGGCACGGATGCTGGTGCCATTCTTGGCCTGAATCCCTATCGCTCTGCATTTCAGGTGTACCACGATAAAATCAGCGATACCATTGAGAATATCGACAACGAGGCCATGCGGCAGGGCCGTGACTTGGAGGATTATGTAGCGCAGCGCTTCACCGAAGCAACCGGTCTGAAGGTACGCCGGGCAAATGCCATTTACCAGAGCGAGGAGCATCCGCTGCTTCTGGCAGATTTTGACCGCCTGATCGTTGGGCAAAAAGCTGGATTAGAGTGCAAAACGGTTTCGCCGTTTTCTGCGGACAAGTGGGCTGATGGAAAAATCCCTGCACATTACATGGCTCAGGTCAATCACTATCTGGCTGTCAGCGGTTTTGACTGCTGGTATGTGGCGGCTTTGATTTTCGGCAGAGAGCTGGTGATCCACAAAATCGTGACAGATAAGCAGGTGCTTTCTGATCTCATTGATAAGGAAGAACTTTTCTGGACGAACCATGTTGTGCCCCAGATTCCCCCTGCACCCAACGGTTGCGAGTGTGACACCCAGCAGATCAACCAGATGTATGAGGTGGACAACCGGGATAAGACCGCTGACCTGAGTCCCTTGCATGGACTTCTGGATAAGCGGCAGGAGCTTTCCGACCAAATCGAGCAGATGGAACAGGAGAAAACGGCTATCGAGCAACAGGTCAAGCTGCAAATGCAGGATGCTGCCTATGGCACAGCACCGGGTTATAAGGTGTCGTGGGTATCCTCCGAAAGCAAGCGTGTGGATTCCCAACGCCTGCGGAAAGAGCAGCCGGACATTTTCAACCAATACAGCAAAAATGTAAGCAGCCGCAGGTTTACCATCGTTCATGCGGCATAATTGTATGGCGGCAGAGAGCAGCTTCTCTGCCGCCTTTTTTCTTGGAGGTTATCTTATGGCTACGGAAAATCCATTCGTAAAATTATTTGCTATCGACTTCAAAGATCATCTGGAAGTCAAAAAGTCCGGCAACACGGAACTGAAATATGTAAGCTGGGCGTATGCCTGGGCAGAGGTGAAAAAGCTGTATCCTTCTGCCAGCTACGAAGTCAAAAAATTCAACGGCCTGCCCTATGTTTATGACCCCATAACCGGCTTCATGGTGTATACCTCGGTCACGATTGAGGGCGTTTCGCACGAAATGTGGCTGCCTGTACTGGATGGCGCAAATAAAGCGATGAAAGCCACCCCTTACACCTACACCACTCCGAAATGGGACTACAATCCGCAGACTCGCCGCCGTGAAAAAGTCGGCATGGAAGAACGCACCGTAGAAGCAGCCTCCATGTTCGATGTGAATAAGGCTATCATGCGGTGCTTGGTGAAGAACCTTGCTATGTTTGGCCTTGGCCTGTACGTTTATGCCGGAGAGGATTTGCCGGAAGATGCTGCACCGCAGCCGGAGGCAGAACCGCAAAAGCAGCCGAAACCGAGATCCGCTAGCCCGAAGCAGGAACAGCCGCCTGTGTCCTGCATCTGTGCCCGGTGCAACCAGCCCATCAAGAGGGTCAAGCTAAAGGATGGCTCCATCATGCAGGCGGCAGAGTTTGCAGCCACCCATGAGGGGATGTGCGCAGACTGCTATAAAGCCACCAGATTGAACGTAGCATAA